ATGGTGATGTGTTCACGCACCCAGTGAATGCCGTCAGTGCGTATGGTGGTCATGGCCGGAAAGTCTTCGGGCACACCACGATCTCTTAGATACTGCCAGTATTTGGGCAATTCAGGAGTGATCACTTCGCTGCCGGGAGGAAAGTCATCCATCTCCTCAAACTCAATAGCACTGAGTTGGTTGGCTAGCTTGGCACGTTCATCTAGAATACCATGCACACTACGGTGCCGCATACTTTCAAGATTTAGTAGATCAATTTCTTGCTCGGGCACATGCAGTGCTGCCAACAACTTACGGGCTCGATATCCCAGTGCCCGGCCCATGACAAAACTGGCGGTGGTAGAACAGTTGAAACAATGATAGCTCCAACCTTGATCACTGGGTTTGAGACCACCACGTGTGCGACGATCATCGCACACTGGACAGTTAAAACTAATCCAGCCTGACGGAGTCTGTTTGCGTCGGGCTGGCAGATACGTCAGGATGTCAAGCATCTAGTGATTGTACACTATATTTTGGAAACAATCAACGATATAGAACGTTTTCAACCAGGCCATTTGAAAACACTGCCACTGCACTCACAGTGCCACCAAACTGCATGGGCAGATATCCAGATCCACCATTGGTTATGGTCACCCCAGCAATTTGATTGGTGGCAATGGTACAGGTGGCAGTGGCATTGCTGCCGGTGCCCAAAATTGTGATCAAAGGCGGTGCTCTATACTGAAATCCTGGATTGGTAATGGTTATGCCAGTGACCACACCGTCTGTGACCTGCACATTGCCGCTGGCACCATAACCTATGCTGTTGTTGAATGCCAGACGCAACAGGGGATGAAATCCTGCAATGTTGAAGTAGTCAGTGGTGGTGGCGCTGAAGTATTCGCGAGTCTCGCTCACGTTGGTCCAAACAGATTCATAATTGGGCGCTGCTTCTACTTTGACCGTGCCAGTGTAGCCCACCAAATCAAATTTGATTGTGGTATAACCACTTTGATTGCTGGGCATCTCGCTGCTGTACCATTCGGTCATGCTGACGAAATTCTGAGGTTGCGGAGTCAGCGCCCAGTCTGGCCAATTGGTACTGTTGGCACCCACAGTTTGTTGCTTGCCATAAGGTGTGGGCACAGTGCATTCAAAGCTGGGCACAAATTGTGGAAACACTGAGTCAACGATGTCACAGTCTGCTCTAGCTTGTGCATTGGCATTGACATACACTGCCTGCACATAGTCACCGCTCACACGTTCGATACTGTAACTGGCTGGCTGTGCTTGAATGTTTATTGTGTCAGCACTGTCCAGCACCACTTTGACTCGGCCAGTGGTGGCACTGAGTATGGTCATGGGTTTTTCCAGCAGCAGTTGATCGCCGGCTTGATTAACCAGTCTAAATTTGAATGTGCTGCCCGTGATGTTGACTGGTTTTTGATCTTGATTGAGGAATTCAAACAACAACACGTTGTCTACCCCTTTGTTTACGGTTAAAGATTTGGCATACACTGGTTCGTACCTCACTGTGAAATATCCACCACTGGTGTCAATCAAAAACACTTTGGTAATTTGTTGATATAAGTAACAAGTGGTTGAATACATTAGGAATCCTCAAAACGTATTTATGGGCAACAATCTCTTTGACAAACTGACAGAAAAATACCCCTTTATAACACTATGTCTCTATGCCAATCAGGAGTACGTGGGGATAGTTCAAAATCGCGACGACACAGTGACCACTATCTATGATTTTGGCAGCGTTCAGCACCAGCCCGACAAGCTGGAATTTTTAGATCTAGCTTCGGTGTGGTGGTGGGAAAGCAACAGATCCATACCCATCAATATTTTTTTGCGCAGAGAGTGGGATAAATTTCGACCCACACTGAGGACATTTATCAACAAAGATCTTGAAATCTTGCACGGACCCACATGCAGTTTACTGGACATGTCCCGCAAAAAAAGCAAACGCAAGAGCATTACCTTGGTTCGCAGGATGCCCTCAGGTCAGTAAGTTCATGTGCAGTGCAACTAATGCAGCGTAAGAAATTGAATGACTACGCTTAAACGTATAGCCCCGGCTGTCATCCCCATCCCATACAGTGGCAAACACTTCTGCCCAAGGACGTCGCTGCAAATGTGCTTTGCCTGGGCGAATGATTGAGATAAAAGCAGCCATTCTAGCAATGGAATCTGGCTTCATTGCTGCCAACAAATCCCTGTAATTGCCAACATGCACCAATTTGCCGGCCCACTCGGGATCTTGCCACAGTCTAGACCAAGTGGGTTCTTGTGCCAACAACTGATCATAGTGTGCTTGATCTTGTATTAAACTATACACACTCATGTTCAACAGATCAATCTTGAAGTAGCCGCGTTGTTCTGCCATATCATAAGGCAGTGCAGCACAGCCGTTGATGGGATCACGCGGTATCTCGGTCACATATACGCCAGAGTTGTGTCGGCGCACTGAGCCATTGACCTCAAGACGTGCTGGTACATGCTGTATCAATTTGAGTACAGCATCACGGTTGGGAACGTCAATGTCAATGTCAGCGCTCATTGGTCTCACACAATATTGAAACTACTTGCAGTTGTTCCTGCGCTTTTTTTACTGCATCAAGAGCATTGGCCACTGTGGGATGCTTGGCTGCCAAGGCCACAATGCGTGATTCTTCATCTCGTTTGATGCGAGCCCAGTCCAACAGCGACTCGGCATCACTGTTTAGCCCCACTGACACAGAACCAGTGGAACACGTGATCCAATTGTTACCATCATAAACTTCGACGGTCTGAGTCTGAGTGTTGAATCGCATGTTGCCTGTGCCCATGCCGTTGCTGTAGCTGGTGATGTAGGGATAGGCAGCACTGCCAGTCACTGTGAGATATCTTCCAGATTGCACAATAGATTTTATCATGTCACCATCCTGCTTTGTTCAAAATATCTTCTACCCAGGCTTGATCTGCAGGGTAGTCATGAAAACGTCGCTGCCATGTGTCAGAATCAATGTAGGGCCAGATCATGGCCACTTGCTCTGAATTCAAATTATTCAAAAATTCCTGCCCTGAACTGCTATTATAAATGACCCAGGCACTGATACGACCAGCTGTGATCTCATGGCACAATGCATTGACGTTGCCGTATCGCAACATGTCCTGTGCCGGGTGCCCAGTTTGTTCTTGCCAACGTACACTTTGTTCAATAGCACGTTCCACTGCATCGCTCACTGCTTCCGCTGTGACATACCATGTGAGATATTCAGTGTACAGCTGATCACTGGCCCAACGGTCAATTTTTTTATTGTGCTTCAACAACCATGTCATGTACTGTACAGGATTGATCACATGTGTGTCAACGCAGTATCTTCCAAATTTCACAAATGCCCGATAATAGGCACTGTCACAAAAGTCATCAAAAGTTTTGAGCCGAGCCGAGCCCTGTGCCTGTTCATAAAACTTTATATAGGCCTGAAAGCCCAGTTGTGATCCACGATCGTTTTGAGTGGTGCGGCGACGTTTGGGTTCACACATGTGAACTGCCATTGACGTTTCACGTGCAAATTTTTTCTTACAGTATCTGCACTCAAAAGTCATTTGCGATCTTGACCTGCTGCTGCAAAATATTGATCAATGTCTTTTTGTGTGGCGATGGCCATCATTACATCCAGCTCATCATCTTTATAATGCGGATATATTTCTGCCAGCTGACGGCGTCGAGCCGACGCACCGGACTGTTTTTTCTTGGGGGCGATCCAAGGATGCCGGTGTGTACCCAATCCAGGGCTCACGGCGGTGGCCATGAGCCATTGCAATTTTGGATGCTTGGCCACGTCAAAGAAATGTTTGTTCAGTCTCTCGTTGGTGGCAATCACATAAAACTCTTGCAGCTCTCTTGAGCCTTCCACTGCCGAGCCCCAACGTATCATGAGAAAGTTACTGAACTTTTTCTTTTCTTCTGCTGTGAGATCGTCGTAGAATGATCTGACCTTGCGATCAAACATGCGCATTTCGTTGGCAATGTTCAGTTTGTCACTCATTTGGTTGCTCTATCCAGTAAGGTCGTTTCATCAAGACATTGTAACTGCGACGCGGAGCGTATGCAGATGCGTGTCCGTGATTGATCAGTTGCACCACGTCCCAACCATATCTACCATATTGGCACAACACATCTTGAAAGTCATTGTTATCGTCCATAGATAACCATCTATATTCATATCTGGTTCGTCCATCAGTTTCGGCCAGATGCCAGGCATTTTGCAGTGTATCTCCCATGGCTTGCTCAGCATCAACATCTGGCTCCGTTGAGGACTGATTTTCACTCATGTGTTTTCTTTAGATTATACAGCACAAACAATTGTTCCAACAATTGTTTCATAGCCGGATCACTTTCACACCTCAGCAGCACATCGTTGATGTGGTTCATGTAGTATCTGCGTTCTCTAGCTTCTTGAACACCGCTTTCGTATCCCACAATTTGCCTCTGTGTAGAACCAAACTCTCGAGCATATATACGACCGCCTTCGCGTTCATAGATATATGTGGCACCAGGTTTGAGTTGGCCCATTAGTGATTCCTTTTGCCGTCAAATACGCAGTTGAACAATAAATGCATTTCTCCATCGTTGATCACTCTATGAAACGCACCATCGGGAATTAGAATGATGTCGCCGGGGTTGACTACAAATTCTTCTTGGTCCACTTGCATACGACCAGTGCCTTGAACAAAAAAATAAACTTCTTCCTGCCCTGCGTGACTGTGACCTCGTGTGGCCTGACCGCGATACAGCCGGGTAGAACTTAACACAAGATTTTTTAGCGTCCGGTTGTCCTTGAGCAAATACGTTTCATTGTCTTTGACAATGTCTCCGCCAATGTCATGATTATGATATTTGAGTTGCATTACCAGGCCTTGTTGTAGTCCACAATCTCACAGTTGCGGCTGATGTCTTTGACAAAGTAAACACAGTCAGGTTCAGGATCATCATTTATCGGCACAGCCAACATCTGTCCATTTTTGAGCTTGGGTGCATACCATGACACTTCGTGATATACATCCAAGATTTCAATGTCAGGGAAGCTGGGCCTATAGCTGGTCAGTGGATTGAACTGAAACACCTTGAAACCACGATCATTTATTGACGTCAGTGGCAACACTTCCAAGTCACCAATGTCAGGTTCACCTATTAGAATCTGCCAGTCCATGGGCATCTTGATAGTGGCTGTTCCAATGCGCAGCACCAAGGCCGGGGCGTTGAAGCTTTCTAAAAAAATCAACGGTATGAAGTGATAGTCTGGATCTGCAGGATTGCTGTTGTCTAAAATAGCAAAACGCATGTCATCCACTTCTTCAGGTAAATGATTTAAGTCATAAAAAGTGTTGTCTAGGGTCAGTATTCTCATATTTTAAGTATAGATGATTTGATTGAATATGTCAAATTTTTATGCCTGTTTGCAAAAATTTTTTGACTTCAATTTCAATGTCTTCAAACAATTGAGACACAAAATTTTGCCAATTTAAAAAAGTCATTCGATTGTGTATAGCAATGCGCTCTAACTGATTTTTATGTTGTTGCCAGTCAAACAAGGTCAACTCTTTTGAAAGATTTTTCACCGCATGCATTCTTAAACTGGTATCCTGAATACTGTCATAACTCTCATCCCACAAAGTCCCATAAGTTTTAAAACCCATTTGCTGTAGGTGTTGCAAATATCCCGGACTGCTGGCAACCACAAACGGTTGCCCACTCAACAAACAACGACCAGTCTTTTCTGTCACAAACACACAGTCTGTGTGATCAACCACGGTCTCAATGACCAGAGCAAAATAAGATTGATTGTAGGTCTCTAGTGACATAGATCTAACAAGAACCCTATGAGCAAAGTTGTCGGGAAACTGTTGAAAGTATGTAGGAATGTCACCTTCCCCAATGGGCTGGTTGATTAGATCCCAGCCGCTGGAATCACACCCATGATCTTGGCCACGGTAACGAAAAATAAAATTTTGTGTTTTTAATTCAGGCAATAGGTTGTTTACAAACCAATCACGATGTATGCGTCCAGTGCCCGATATGTGTGTGAACAAACTGGATTTGGGATATTCAAAGCTGTATTGATTTTGGTGATAAAAATACGGGCTTTCTATATTAGTGTGCACTTGCACAAGATCCAACAACAAGAACGGCCAATACATCACAGTGTGACTATGATCTGTGGGCAACTTATTTTCATGCCACCTTGATCCGTCAAAAATTATGTAATGTTTGTTCCCATTGAGTTGTGTCAGCAGTGTTTTGACAGCGTCAGGATTTTCTTTTGAATGGTCAATTATGCACACTGGTGATGTGCTATCATTGATTCCTTGAGCATCATTCCAGGCAAACACAGGGATGCCAGTGTCACTGGCAGATAATAGTGGTGTATGATGTTGATGTTTCCAACTTTTACTGCAACACCAGGCCTGATAGGCTGACAGCAGAGTATGAATTCTATCATGTACACCAGGAAAAATTTTTAAATCAGTCACGTGACAAAATCACTCCGTGTGCTTGTATATCAACAATGTGCCATTACTTGACTTTCATCCATTCTAATTTTTCTTGGGTAAACGGATAATTGGCTTCTTTATAGTAGGCCTTGCGTTTGGTCAAATGTCGGCGAGCAAATTTGCAAGTACTGGTTATGTCCCAGATCTGTACATGGTCTTTGTCCTCGGCTTTGCGGATGCCTCGCCCAATGCTTTGGATAACTCGCACAAAACTTTTGCCTGGTTCAACAAGCACAAGATTGAAAATTCGGGGAATGTTGATGCCAACTGCGGCCACGCCATATGTGGCCACAATGATTTTATCTGTTGCCTCTGCCACCTCATCATATTCGTCCTGCCTGTCTTTGGCCTTGGTTGCTCCCGACACAAACACCGCACGATTGCCCAGGCGCGATACCAGCTCTGTGCCTGCTGCCACACGATCTACCAGCACCAAGGTATTGCCAGTTTGATTCACATGCTCTATGAGTTCGGCCATGGCATCCAGCCGGCCTGACTCTTCCAGCAAGTATTTGAGCTCGCTTTGATAGTTGGCATATTCAACATGATCCTGTAGCTGCACAATGTTCACATGACACTGAGCCAACACACCTTGTTGTTGCAGTTCATTGGCACTGAGTCGGCCAATCACAGGACCCAGGCTTACCAGCAGGGCTTGGCTTTCAAACTTCTCTTTGGGTATGGTTCCGGTCAAACCCCAGCGAATTGGCACTCTTGCCATCACAGAAGTAAGCAGGGTTTTCAGTGCATCGGCCTTGGCCATGTGCACTTCGTCTACTATCACACACACCACATCCTCAATGAAGTCTTGTATGGTACATTCGCTCACGCCCGACTTGGTGTTTTTCAGCAGTACGTTGAGACTTTGCCATGTACAGATGGTGTGCTGATGCCCGTGTTCTTTGCGGTCGCCAAAATAAACACCCACATCCAGGCCCACATTGCGATAGTCTTTTTCTGTTTGTGTCACAAGACTCTTGTTGGGCACAATCACAATGGATCTACCATAGGGTTCCACTGCGGCACTGAGAGTGGCAGTCATAATGGTCTTGCCTGCGCCAGTGGCCACTTCTTGTATGCACTGTGGATTGGCCAAAAAGTTGTTGACAATCTCTACCTGATAGTCACGCAACATAATAGGCTCACCAGCAGCAGGATGCCCAGCGGGCCACGCACGGTTGGCCCAACGTTGCTCGGTCACAGGTTCAAACGCAAATGTCACTGAGTAATCACGTTGATCGTCTAGTTCAACGTCCCAGTTGTATTGCTCCAACACTGGCAATATCTCAGGCAGCAGGTTGGTGTAAGTAGAGCCGCCCAGTTGAAAATAACTGACCTTGCCATCCCAGCGACCCAGTCTCACGGCTGGCAAGTATCTAGCATAGGGCACATCATACTTGAAGGCTGACACCAAGCGCCGGCGCATGTCGAGATCTAGGCCTTCTAGTTTGATGTTGACTTCATCACGTATGACTATGGTGGCTTGTTTCATCTATATAAACTTTGGTTACAAACTGTCGTTGACGTATGTCTTCGAACAACTGATCACGGGGCACTTGTTCAATTAACTGTGCCACCGGAAACCACAAAGGCAGCAGCTTGACATGTTCAAATTCTGGATATCCTTGGCTGACAAAAAAGTCTCTATGCGTTTGATAGTACTGTTTCATGACGTGCAATCTTTTGTCTACCATGTGTTGCGTTGTTTCATAAAAATTCACAACAAAATCTGGAGCGTAGTGTGCAAATGGCTTGAACGCAGCATCGCTAATGTATTTGTCTTGATCTAGTGCCAGCTCAAATAAAGTTTTTCCTATTTCAGTATAGTTGATGCTCACACTGCCAAATGCTGGCTGCAATGTGCCGTGAGCCTGCATGACTTCTTCGGACAACATTACATTGCGTGACACACCAAACCAAGTACATATCAATCTTGGTCTGCGATTTCGTGACACACTTTCGCATCTGTGCACAGCCAGGTTGAGTTCAGCCAGTGCATTTTTTACCTGTGGTGGGCACTGCAACCACCAACGAGTTTTTGGTTGACCCAGCAGGCCATGGTACTGTTCAAAAATTGAATGCAAATAGTTCAAGCAGTCTTGATCTTCAATGTTGGTAAAAGTCTGCTGTACAATTGGCTGGTATGCATTGATTGTGTCAATACATCTGCGTATCATTTCTTCAGCTCTGACAATTTCTTCGTCTATTGAATTGAAATTGTAAAATCTGTCGGGGTGATCCAGCGGGTAAGGGTGCCGTAGATGCATACGTTCCAGCCAAAGATCAGCCAACACTGTATTGTGTATGGCAAAATCCAAGGTGTAGTCTGTACCTAG